TTCGTATTCTATTCCCCAGATTTCATATCTGTCATTACTTTTAAGTCCATTAATGAAGTTTCTAGTAGCTATGAGATCAGTAGTATCTTCCAAACTGAAAGCAGTGAACTCGTTTTCAAAAGTGGACAAGTTTCTATAACTCATCACTACTGTTACTGATACGTAGTTCATTTTTTTCTAAATAGATCAGCAGTAGGCTTTAATCCATAAATACTTCCAAAGATACCAACTGTTAGCCAAACATACCAATCCGGTAGATTGTTAAAATATTCAAAAAATAAATCTAATTTCTCTTTAGCGTCTGGCGTTCCTGAGAATACTGAATAAGCAATTACGATAATCGGTAAAATAACTATTGCGAGGACTACCTCATCTTTCCACCCCTGATTTTGATTATCTATGACTTTGGCTTGATACTCTATCTCTCCACTAGCCATTTTCTGATAGTGTTGCATTTTTGCAACAGATTCTAGTCTATCAGCTTCCTTTTTGTTCTTATAGACTTCTGCACCTGTTTTTACTGCCATTCCTATCAAATTCCACCACATAATTCGTCCTTTGTTCTTTAGGGTTCTAAATCACGTCTAAAATGCCATTTAAACGCTCATAGACCCCCTATTTTTTAACGAAACAGAAAAAAATGAATACTATTTCGTTTTGCCATTCCTGAAATGTAAATAAGGCTTATTTATCTGATTCTATTACAAGTTGTTTTAATAACTCACAATAGTGAATAGCCTTATCAATATCCTCTAACTGTTTATCTAAGCAATCATGCTTTTTATTCCAGCGAGTAATATACTTTACCACGTTGCCTGATAGGTAATCAAGATTGTTTTTATAGATGTATTCTGTTGGCTGTATTTCTAATTGGTAATGACTACCACCAACTTGTTTATCTTTAGGATTCACACTTTCTCATTATGTCTGCAAGTTTTTGGCATCTTTCTTTAGTTTGTTTATACCAACGAGATTGTATCATCTCATCACCAGCAGTTACATAGTCCTTCTCTTTTAATGCTTTAATCATGTTTTTAAATTTATTGACATTACCTATACCTAATTGGAACACCATTTCAATAATAACTTCTCTAGCGGTATCACATATTTCTAGTTCATTGGATTTAATAAAATAGTCTGCTTGATCTACTGCGTTTTGAAAGTCTTGTTCAAACAACTCATCTAAAAATTCTTTTGAGTATTTTTTACCTTCTTCAAACTTATCTTTGTAAGTTACTAAATGACCATAGCCAATAGTCGCTTTACCTAAGCTATCCATATAAACAGTATCTCTAAAGCCTTCATGTAGTTTGATTCTTATTTTTAAGTTCTCTAAACTCATAGTATCTTTCCAATCCATTTACCTTTGTTGTCTAATACCATTGGCATTAACTTTGGTATGCTATCAATAATCATTCCGCAACCCATTACAAACTTTGTTTTAAAGTTCTTGGCATAATGGAAAGCCATATTCTTTTGTTCTATTAGGCAACCTACTTGCATACCCCACAAAAGGTTATCAGGATTTGCCCAGTAATCAATTCTAAATTTACTGTGGAAATGACCTTGAACACAATTCATAGAATGGATTTGCGATACTTTAATTACATCTGCACTTTTTCCGTGTGTAAATAAACATCTTTGTTTGTTAGGTAAGGTAAGAACTAAATCATCAACCCACTTCCATTTCTTTACATTTAAAAACTCATTGTACTCTCTTAGAAATCCTCTTGGTATTCCGTGTTTGATACCACGTCTATAAATTAAGCTAGAATGATTAGAGTCTAGTAAAGTCATTTCAGGAAATATGTTTTCTAGTTCTTTAATATATTCTTTAGCAATACTTAGTTCATGTCCCGCAGATGGTAAGTCTGGGTTTGACTCATGGAATGATAAAGCATGGCAATCAATCTCATCACCAATATTAATTATGGTATCAGGTTTGTATTGTTTCTTAATTTCTTTTAAAAAATCAAAACTATCTTTCCTATGATAGGGAATGTGTAAGTCAGATATGACTAAGATGCGTTTATGTTTAGACATAAATTATCTTGTAAATAAATTATATACTCCAGCAGCTATTGAACCTAGAAACAGTAATATCCATGCAGCACCTTTACCAAAAGAAACAGTTTTATTGAGTTGTTTAACTTCTTCTTTTAGTTCTTTGATCTCTCTTGCGATAGTATCAATTTTTACATCTGTTGCTGTTTTTTGTTTTCTAGCCATGTTTCCTATTACGAGTATTTGACTTTTATGTCAAACCTTGCCTTGTCCTCTATATTTTTTCCACGATCTACGTTTAGATTTATTCATAGTAGATGTGATGGGTTTACGTCCTATTGATGTGCCTTTATGTGTTTTAGTATAAGTGATAGTCTGTCCAAAGACATTTCCTTTTTTCTTAGCCATTATAATGTGTATCTAAAAGGGTTAGCTTCTATTTGAGGATTAGGATTTGCGGGTGATGGTCTAGGTTTACATTTACATTGATCTCGTAAACAGCATTTTAACTTTGACCACAATTTATATATACAACTCATTTGCTATTAATATAATTATAAACTCGTCCAATATCTTTATTAATACCGAACAGTTCACCTTTAATATAAGAATTGCTTTCTTTCAAGTCTACGATTGAAACTAATGTCCAAGTAGATAGTCCTAATAAAATCGTTCCTAAAATTCCTAGTATGTATTTTATGTCTAGCTTCATGTATAATCCTTGTCATCTCTAACAACGCAATTACTAAAATCATCTTTGTTTGGCATAAGATGTTTATTAAATGCTCTAGTATCAACTTTTTTGACATAAACAATACGCCAAAGTTTGTTTTCTAAACGTGAAATGTAAGGGAGTAATATCTTACAAATCCACTTCTTCATTAGATGCCTTTTAATTTAGGATTAATGATATTGTCTTTTGCACGTGGACGTGATTGTCTTTGTTTAGCTGAATATGAATTGTGTTTGTTGAACAAGCATTGTCTTAACTGTTCAGCTAAGTATTTTTTGAAATCCCTACTATTCATAAGGCACTCCTTGTAAAATGTTTAGTGCCTTCTCTTACTACTTCTTAAAAAAATCTTCTATATTTTTAAAGTAATCTTTCCAAAACTCTTTAACATCAGCTTGATAATCTTCAAACCATTTTTTGTAAAAGGCTTTCATAGATTTATAATCGTACATCATATTATTTCCTACTTAACCAGTTGTTTTCTTCTTCTGTGTATGCCCACATTTTTTATTCCTTGTTAATAGGTATATAGTGCAACGCACAATGAATTACAATAGTTTATTTCCTTTGCTACAATTTTCTTTAGCAGATAGATATTGAAGATTCCATTCAACGTGCAGACCACAGACAATAGGATTATTCAAAGGGATAATGTGATCTACATGGAAACCTTTTGGACAGTTTTTGTATATTTCTTTAATCTTATCTAGATTGGCAAATTTAGGTATAGCGTTCTTTTCAAAGAATCTTCTTTTGGCTTTATATGCTTTGTATCTATGTTTGTTAGCATGATACCAAATATTAATAACTTTTCTTATTTTTTCTTTATTAGCTTCTCTATAAATCTTTTTATGAGCAAGTATTTTATCTTTGTTACGTCTATAATGATCTTTAGATAATTGACTTAAAAACTCTTTATTTTCTTCTCTATATTTTTTAGCTTTAACTTTTCTAATATCTTTAGTCTTAGCATTATATTGTTTGCGATATGCTTTTAACTTATCTGCTTTTTCTATTTTATAAACTTCATTATATTCTTTATAATATTGTTTAAATTTATCTTTGTTCTTTAATTTATAAGAATACTTTGCACAGTTTTTAGAGCAATGATTAGCGTCTTTTCTTTTGCCTACAATTTTATTATTGCACTTTGGACTTTGGCAGATTTTATCTTGCACACCCAACAACATTATTAGTTCCAACAAGGGGAAATTCACTAAAGCACATATAGATGTATGTTCCGCCAGAATCATTAAAAGCCGCATTAGTAGTTTTAAGTTTAAAACCATTAGAAACAAAATCTAAAGTAGGATTAACAGTTGCATCTGCATCACTAGTAGATGGTTCTAAAAAAGTTTTTTCAGGATTGAAAGCATCTCTTTTATTATCAAAAATATACCATTCTCTAGCAGTATTAGTTTGTTTTATTAAAACAAAAGCTGGACGCATCCCAGTATAAACAAACGTACCATCTGCACTTCCATTACCTGTGTAAGAACCAAACTTGCTGAAACCTTTTTTATCTGCAAAGCAGTAGGCAATCGTAGATGCTGAACTTTGATTTACCGCAGTATTTGTTCCTAAAGAAAAAACAGTTGATGTTGGATCAGTATCTTGAAAAATTGTACTATTTGTGGCTTCTGCATTAGTAGTTTCCAAGACTAAATATTTTGTAAAACCAATAGATTGATGACCAACTACCCAACTTTTAGTTCCATCATCTCTATTTTTTATAATAATCATTTTAGGAGCAACACCTAACCCATGTCCAACAGTAGCATTTGCACCTGTACCTGTATAAGACACAATACTAAATCCTGATGTAGTTGATGCTGATACTTGTGATGTAATACTTCCATCTGTGTTTGATGAAGCTGTACCACCAGCTAACCAGTTCCAGCCTACATAAGTTCTAGTACTTTCATTACAATTTGCGTTACTTCCTAAAGTAAAACCGTCACTATCAAAAGAAGTTACGCCAGAAATTGTACTTTCTGCATCTGTTCCAGAAGAAATTAATCTTTTGGTAGTACCTCTAACAATATCAAATAAACTATGACCATAATCTATATTTCTAGCTTTTGTCCAAACCAAATCAGGTTGAAAACCTACACCAGTAATTGATTGAGTTGAATTATTACCATTCCATAAGGTAGTATTAAAATAATCTGAAGGTTTATCTATATCTGAGTATGCCATATTAAATCCTTTATCATATTATCCGTATTCTGCTAAATTTTTTGTGCAAAGTGCATAGTAACCGCTTGGCACAGAATATTCAAAGTTCCCATAACCATTAGCATCACTATTACCTGATGAGATGGTGAATGATGGGTTGCCGAAGTTAGAAGCTACTGTATGTCCTGTAGTAGTAGATCCATCACCAACACTAGGAAAATAAAAACCAGTAGGTTGACTATTAGGATCAGTTATAGATATTGCACCTGTACCTGTTGCACCACTTTCAGGATCACCACTATTTTGCCAAACTCCATTTTTAGAAAAATATAATTTATTATTATCTAAATCTAAAGCTACTCCTATAATATCATTAGTATCATAGGCATCACCATAACTAAAAGCACTACCATTGTAAAAATATAAACCTGATCCATAATAAGAATAACCTGTATCTGTTGATCCTGAATAGGTAGTATTTCTATCTCTTTCTGCTGGATCTCCTTCAATTCCTATCATAATTAAACCAGTTCCACCAGTTTTTGCTACAGCTTTACATTCCCAATACCATTTACTTTGAGATATACCAAAAGTACCAGAAGAACCCCATCTATCGGTAGTACTTATAACACATTCTAAATTTCCTTCAGATAATGTACCATTAGAATTTAAAGCATTCCATGTAGCAAAATTATTAGTCGGTGTATCGGTTGTTTGGTCAATAGAAGTTAGATTGTTTACTGTGAAGTTGTTACCATTACCGCTATCGTCTTGTCCTAGTGCGGCAGAGTTTTCAAAAGGTAAATAAAATCCATTTGTGCCGAATGTAAGTCCTGATACATTTTTGGGTTTCCAGATACCGCTATCTTCGTCAAATTCCCCGAATGATGTTGGGTCTAGTGCTGTTCCATCTATAAAACAAACTTCTGCCATGTAGCCGTCAAAATAATATTGAGTAGCACCATAAGTACCAACATACTGATTAGTAGATGCTAAATTTAATTTCATTACTGCATTTTGAGAAGGGTAAGTATTTTGGTCTAAAGCAGTTATTAATTCTCCATTAACATAAAGTTTTGCTCTATCAGTAGATGTTGCTTGTGTTGTATCCACTACTGCCATTAAATGATACCAAGCGTTGCAATCTCTATATTTAGCAGTTGTTTTTAAATATAAATTTGAAGCACCTCCATCTAAATTATAAATAATAAAATGTTCACCTGTACTACCAAATCCAATTTGAGTAAGATTACTTGCATCTACTTGTGCATGAAGTATATCTTGATTAAAACCTAAACCACTTCGTTTAAGCCATGTACTCATAGTAAATATTTTATTATCAGTAATTGATGATTGATTGGTTCTTGATAAATAATCACTACTCCCATCATCAAATCTCAAGCTGTTATCTACTTCATAACCGCCAGTTATTGTATTACTAGGAATAATTAAAGGCATTAGATTTCCTCTGGAAATTCAGGAAGGGGTCTAGTAAATGTGCCGTCTTGTTGTTCTGTGTATTCGTATAATGCTTTTAGTTCATCAACTGTTGTACAAGCATCTATCATAGCTTCCATTTCATTTGATTTCGTTCTAACATCTGCTCTCCAAGATTTAGTTGCAGTAGGAATGTTAGTTCCAGTTTCTTTTGCTTTTATAATCACCCAATCTGTAGGTGCTAATAATCCAGCCGCTTGTTGTTTAACAATTCTTTTCTTTTCTGTTTTAAGTCCATAGTTAATTAACTGAACTCCATTTTCATCTAATACAGGGTTTCCATCTTCATCTACTGCATCTTCATCTTCTAATCTTTTAGGTGTAGCTGTTCCCCAAGATTTAGTTACTTGGTTATCTGCAAAATCATATTGTTCGTTTGTATTAATGTAATAAGCTGGGTCTTTGTAATTAGAACTATCTGTAATAATCTCATAAATACCAATCGCTTCTTTTTCAGCTTTAGACCATTTAGTAAATATTTGTGCTGGGTATCTTACATCACCAATAACGATTGATTTAGGTTGGTTAATGATTTGAGTGATTTTATTATCTTGAACAAGTGCGTACATTGATTCTCCTATGTTGCTGACATATTTAAGGTTCTACCCATTTCTTGCCATACTGTACCATTGTATCTAAATACAAAGTGATCGGTTTGACCAGAAACAGAAGTTGCTGTAGGTGCAGTTGATGCTGCAAATTCAAATACTGTATTCCAAGCAATCGTATGAGTTCCACCATATTGAATATTTAAACTAATAAATGAACCTGTTGTTGCGTTAGTTGGTGCTGCGATTGTTGTGTTTTCTGTTGTAACGTGTTTAGCATTAGGTGCAGCTTGTGAATCCCATGCTACTGAATTTGATGTAGAAGTAATTGCGACTTCTGGATAGTAAGCTAAATCATTAAACTTAATCTTACCTGTTCCATTTGGAGTAAATACAATATCTCCATTTGATGTTGATACAAATTCATTTCCATTAACATCTAAATCTCCACCAAGCTGAGGAGTTGTGTCATTAACAATGTCAAAGCTAACTGAGTTGTCTAACCAATTAACTGTATTAGCTGAGTAGTCTAAAGTTGCTAAAGATATATCATCTCCACCATCATATAGTTTTAAAGTTGGTGATGTTGCATTTGTAGTGTCTAACCAAATTGTTCCAGCTACAGCAGAACTTGGTCTTGATGTTCCTGATTGAGTTGTGTTTAATGCAGTTAAAGCATCATTCAAATCACTTCTAAAAGAAGGGAAGGATTGATTTTGTATCGTTAAATCGGATTGTGCCATATATTCTCTCTCTAATAACCTTTTGCTATATAGTCAAATGTTTTTGATATGCCTACATCACTTGAATTTTTAAACGCTATATTGAAGCCACCTGTAGTTTTACTTGTGATCTCATAATAGTCGCCAGTATTTAATCCCTGTGCAGACACGCCTATTGCGTAATTACTACTATAAAAAGGATTTGTAAAGGTAACAGTGTATGTACCTGTACCACTCGTTATATCATTACCATTGAATATTCTATCAGGCATATCCACAGAAACAGATAATTCTTCAATAACTGGAGTAGATGATAAATCAAAAGATTTAAGAACTATTCTAAACTTTAAGTATCTAGCTGAATAATCTCCAACAACAAATGTTCTAAATGCAGTGTAAGTTATATTGTCATCAGATGTAGCTATCTGTAAATCAGCTTCACAGTTTGCTGGAGTATCTCCGTCAAAGTTAGAAGGTTGGTCATCAAAGTTTCCAGCCCTGTCATCAAATAAATCATCTATGTTGTCTGCACTTTGAGTTATACTTGCTGTTACTCTTGATTTGTAAACTGCACCTAAATCAATAACTCCATCAAAGTCATAAGTTCCTGTTGCATATAAATCTGCTGAAGTAGAACCTGAATCAAAGAATCCATCTGTTGAATCAAATAAACCACTAGCACTATCAAAGAGTTCACTAGAATCTAATCTTAAATGACTATCATCATCTATGAGTACGTTTGATTTAACACCTGAAAAATCTGGGTGTTCTGATTGTGTTGCAACAGCATTAAAATCACTAACAATAGTATTAGATATAATTGCTTCGTTAGAACTAAAATTACCGAGCTTGTCAACGGCTTTAACCAAGTAACTACCTTGTCTAGCCGGAACGACACTTGATGTCGCCGGTCTTGCAATTTTTTGAACTAGATTAACTGAGTTCTGCCATTCAGCACCAGATGTTAATGTTGAATAACGTACTTGATAATATGCTAAATCTAAATCGGGTACTGCTGTCCATGATAAATGTGCTTCACCATTAATTACGTTTACTGCAAAGTCCTCAACATCACTAGGTGGTGCTAATGCTCCAACGATTGTTCTTTGTGCTGTTACATAAGTAGATGATACACCTAAAGTATTAATAGCTTTAACTCTTACATCATAAACTTCTTGGTCAATCACGTTTAAGACTCTTTGATTTAATCCTGTACCTTGTGCATGGATTTTATAATCTGAATCTGTACTTAATTTGTATTCTACTTGATAATAGTCCACGAAATTATCAGGTGATGCACCAATAACAATATCCATAGCAACAATAACTGTTCCATCATTATATTGAATTAACTGATCTGATAAAGTTACTGATGCTGGTGGTTGTACAACATTAGGATTTGGTAAAATGGTATCTGCGATTGTTGGTGCTTCTGCTTTTTCTGTCCAAGCATAAAAGTTATCTTGGTGTTCAAATAATTGTAGATCAACAGTTAAGTCCTCATTGATTGTCATTCCAAGAACTCTAAATGGTTTATTATTAAATCCACCTGTAGGATAATAGATTTGTACAATATCTCCTACTGCTACATCTAAAAATTCTGAAGTAACTCTAACTTGAACTTGTAATTGGTTTCTTGATCTTCTTAAAATAACTTCTGCTAAACCTTGTGCTTGATAAACCGAAGTAACATTAGGAAAAGAATAATTACCTTCTAATAAAACTCCGTCATCAGCTAACATAGTTGCGTGTTGATCTGCACTAGGTAAACCTGAATCATCATTAGGTGGATATGAAATAGTATCTTCTTGATAGTTTTTATCTGGGTTTACAAATGTGGCAATAATACGATTATATTTATTATTTTTTCTTTCACCTAATAATTTAGCACCACCTACAACATTATCTGCACTAATGGTTTTAACTGCTGTGCCTGTTCCCTCAATAGTAAGTTTGTAAACTCCTTCAGTATAAGTGAAGAAAGCCCTCATAGGGTTTAAGAGTTTTTTAACATTCTCTATGACTTTTTGTGATGTATCTATAACTCCATTTGTTTCAAATAAGTTAATATCTGATCCCCCAGAATATGGTGTTACTTGTGTTTCGCATTCATCAGCCGCATCTTGAAATGATTGAAAGTTAGCTTCAAAAGCATCATCAGGTAAACCTTTTCCGTATCTGCTATTTCTTAAATAATCTAATAAACATAATGCAGAGTTATTTGAATAAGCGGTTGTAGTTGTTCTTGGATCATAAACTTTTTTACCTTTAACTACTGCTTTGATGTTAGGTATTGCACCAAAGATGTCTTGATTCCATTTAAACCTAAACGCAAGATAAGCTACACCTCTAAGTCTATGGTTTGTTCCCCAATTAGTTTGTGATGTTAAAATAGATGATGCAACTTGATCGTCTTTACCTAAAAATGCTTGAACTTGTATATGTGATGTGCTGTCTTTATAGTAAACACTGTCTGAACTATCTACTTCTCTTACTGTACCATGAGTTAATGCACCATCAAAAGTAACTTCTCTATCATCAATAAAAATAGATTCTACTGATTCAATTTCTCCTTCACATAAACTTGCAGCAACATATAAATACTGATTATCACTACCTGATGTTTCTACATAAACTCTAGTAACTCCTAATTTTCTTTGACCATAAACTACGGGGATTTGTGCATTGTTAGATTCTTTATTAACTAAAACACCTTGTGCATTTTCTGAATCAGGTGTGTCAAATTCAGGTACTTCAGGAACAGGTACTAACCAGCTAATAAAGCTACTAACTATACTGACTACTGCATCAACTATATCACCCATTAGCTATGAAACTCCCTTTTATGTTTTTCACCAAATCTTTTAATTGTACCATCTACTCTTAACCATTTAACACTATCTCCAACTCTAGTTCTTTCTTTAAAATAATTATAAAGTTTTTGTGTTAGTTCTCTTGTATTCTTAATAGATACGACATTAATTAACCAAGCATTTCTACCAGACTTCCATTCTGTTTGTTTGATCTTGCCAGAATCTTTAAATCTTTTCTCTACTAAATCATGTAAGTATGCCCAGTTAGCGAACCCAACAATTTTATCATTATCATAAACATACATACATTGTTTGAGTTTCATTGATGGCATTAAGTATAAACGTAAATCGTTATCGTCCATACAATCGTATCGCTTAAAGTTTCTAAATAATTCTACAACGTCCTGTATCACGATCTACCCCATCTAAGTTCTGCAATAGCTTGTGATGCGTAATCAAATCCTACATCACCCGCAAAATGTATTTGTTGTGAGTTTGTGTTTGTTTTACGACCTTGTACTCTTTCAAAGTCTGACCAATGAGAAGTTGCTGTGATCGTTACTGTTGAATTTGTTATTTCTTCATCAACACTAAAAGATTCAATCTTACCTTTGAATAAAGTAAATGGATCGCCAATTAATGACTGACTATCATTTAAGAAACCTTTATAAACTTCTACATCTTTATTCATGTAATTATTGTTTAAAAATAACGATATAATTGTTTGGTCTGCACCAGAAAATCTTAATTGTATATTTGCAATCTCTACTTCTGAACTTTCTGATACTGCTGATGCGTTTAATAATAATGATGAAGCTGTATATGTGTTAGCGTCATAAGTAATATCTTTGTAATGGTCTGTATATCTTGATCCAGTTGATACACCTAAATAAACTAATGTAACAGGATTTAAGCTATCTGTAGCTAGTTCATTATTAACTGCTGTGGTTAATCCTCTAGCCATTATAAACTCTCTAGTACATCTAACTCGTATTGAAATAGATTTGTTGTGCCGATACTAAACTCTTGAACATCATTAGTTTGCCTTACAGTAAATGGTACATTGTCATAAATAATATCTGTACTTGATACTGCTGATCTTAAAGGTGGTTCAATCGTAAGTGTTCCAGTAGATATATCTGATTGATCTTCTACGACCATGTAAACTTTATCATGGTTATCAAACTTAATATAATCTCCAGCTTTTAAAGTTCCTGTACCAGTTCCACCCAATGTAATTGATGTATCTCCAGCACTAGCTGTTCCAGTAGGTAAACCAGCAGCAGTTCCAAGTGCATTAGAAATAGTAGGTGGTATTACAGTAAATGTATTTAATCTTGATCTTTGTTTCATCAAAAAGGCTTTGATAGGTGCAAACTCTGCTCTTGTCATTGGTGGATAGACTAAAGATATTCTAAACTTTTGTCCGTCAATTTGTCTTGCTTGAACTCTACCTGATGTTGTTACAGATACAATCGTATTTTGTTCTGATCTCACGTCAGCATTTCTAGCAACGGGTGATGTAGGTAATTGTCCACTCATATTATACTAATGCCTGTTTTCCTTTTTGGTTTAGTGCAGAGTTAATGATATTTACAATCGTTGCTCTGTTGTCAATTAATAATTCTTTAACGCCTTTAACATCTGTTGCGTTAATTGTGAAATGTACTGATGTTCCTAAGTTTTGTAATCTTTCATTAGATATGATTTCACCATCTTGATTAGGTACAAATAATTCTCTACCACGTTCTCCAACAAGATAAGCATTTGTTTGTGTAGTTCTTCCACCAGCAGCACGTCTTAATACTGATCCACCTTCTGCTCTTTGTCCTCTAACCTGTCCGCCTTCTGCTGCACCAAGTAATGCAAGTAATATTCTAAGACCAGCTTGTTTAGTAAGTTCTGCTGTTTGTTTTTTCATTATACCAAGTTTCTTTTGCTCTATGTCGGTAGATTTTTTAAGTTCAACACCAAGTATTTTTTCCAATACAAGTAAAAATGCTTTTTCTAATACCATTCTAATTACAGCAGCTAATGCTTCTACTAATGCTTGTCTTACAAGATTTCTTAATGCTTCACCTAAGTTCTTACCTAAAATAATTGATTCTGCTAATGCTCTTGATATTCCAGCTATACCTTTAAACACTCCTTCAATAGCGAGTTGGTAAATATTACTCATTTTATTTTCCCATTCTGTCATTTGTTTTCCAACAACAGTGTTTAATGCTTCTTGTATTTTTTCTATTGTAGTTTTTACTTTTTCAGTTTCTTGCGGTAACTGTGTTTCAGGAAAATCTTGTCCAATACCAAAAGGTGGTGTCATTGGACTTTGAGGTGCAGATGATCTTCCTCTATTATCTATTTCTCCAATATTGTTTAAAAATTCATCTACTGCTTCTGAATCTTTTAATGTTTTATCTAAATCTTTTACTTCTTTTCTTAATCCTTTTGTTGCAAGAGCAATCCCACCAATAATAGTAGCTGCACCCATAGCAAGTACAAATAAAGGATTTCTCATCATTATTGCTGTTAAACCTGTTACTGCTATTCCTAATAATTTTAATGCACTAATTAGATTAGTAATAAATACAATAAATTTAGCAGCTATTATTGCTAATAAAACAGCCAAAAATTTATCAAAGTTTTCTACAACTAATATTGTGGCTTTTCTTAAACTTTGCATAGCACTAGCTATTTTTTCTCCTACTAATATTCCAAATTGAGTTATTTCTTTTTGATTGGTTGCTACTAATGTTTGTAAATCACCTAATTGTTTTTTTAGTTCATCAAAGAAACCTTTTGCTACTGATGCTTGGAAAATAAAAAAGGCATCTTGTAAGTTTGATATACTACCACTAACAGTTTTAGATAGTTCTTCCATAAGCTGTCCAAACTCTCCACCTGTTCCAAATGCTTTTCTTAATCTTTTAATTGTTTCTTGAATAGAATATCTAGTTCCAGCTTCAAAACCAGCCATAGCAGATACACCACGTTCTCTAAACAATTCTGCACTAGCAACACCAGCACTTAATGATCTTTGAACTTGTAAAGAAGCTAAAGCAAAATCTCCACCTAAGAGAACTGCTGTGTTACCTGTTATTTTTAATAATTCTTCAAAACTTACACCCGCTTCTGCTGCTGATTTTCTTACAGTTGCTAATGATGTAATACCTTGTTGAATATTTCTTAATTCAAAAGGAGTAGTAGCGGCAAATTTTGTAACTTGTTCTAATGCTCTTTGACCAGCTTGTGCAGAACCAAATAATGCTTTTAATTGAACACCTAGATTTTCTATCTGAATACCAGCACTTGCAAAACCTCTAACAACTGCTGCTGTACCAATACCAATTAAAGCATTTCTTAAATTAAAAACAGATGATCTAACTCTTTGTAATCTGCTTTGAAATTGTCCAAATGCTCGTCTAGTATTATCTACTGCGTCTAGGCGTATTTGCAGACGTTCTGTTGCCACTTGCTACTTTCTCCTTATCTGCCTTCACCTTAAAGTAAGCTATCCAGTAAGTAAATTCTTCTTCTGTCATAGCCAACACTTCTCCCATACTTTTTTTCAATCTCTCACCCAAAGCAAGTATAGTATATAACTCTGAGTCGTACCTTACTTTTTTTCAGCTTCCTCAAAAGGTATTGTGTTTAGCATTTCTGTTGCTACTCTTGCAATAACTTCAGGATCAGCTTTATTTAATAATACTTGTTTATCATCTAATTTGAAAACTTTATTTCCATCAGCATCTCTAGCTTTCAACATTAAAGCATCTACAAGTACACTTAAATCGTCTTGTTTAGCACCTTTGAATAGGTTTCTTTTCTCTGCCATTGAAAATGGTGAGCAGTATATAACAAGGGGTTTACCTTCCTCGCCCCACTCAGCGACTTCAATTTTCTTGATCCCTTGTTTTTCAAAATGATCTTTTACTCTATCTATTACACTCATGCGTTAGCCTTCCTTATACAGTTGTTTCTGTTAACGATCCGTTTCCTTGAAACGATATTTCCATTTCTACCATTCCATCAAATGATGAGTTGATAGTTCTACCAGTAACGATAGCTGAACCTGTGTAGTAAGTGTCGCCACTTGCTGCACCTTCAGGATATACGTTAAGAGTAATTTCTGCACCAGCATCTAAGTTACCTTGTGCTGTGTCAGTTTCGTCAAAAAACAATGAAGCCGTACCTGTGAATGATTTTAGACCTACTTTGTATGATCTATCAGTATCACCCATAGCTGTATCTTCTATTGTTTCAGCAGTAGATTCAAGAGTGAATGATCTTAGTTCTCCAAGAACATCTGATCCAATCTTGATCGTACCTTCTGATCCAGTATGTGTTGCCATATTGGTTCTCCTTTAGTTAGTTGTTTATGGTGTTCCAGCAGTATACTGGTACATAACTCGTACCACTACTCGGATTCCACCTACAGGGTAAAGAGTTCCTTCGTCTGTAGATACTTCTACGATTTCAGTTCTCTTTGCATATCCACCTCTTGTACGATCTTGTTCAAGAGTAGATTCTATAACCTCTATAAGTTGGTTTCTTTTAGTGTCAATATTTGTATCACTTCCTTTAACAAAACCAACGAGGATAAAGTCTGCTTGTGCTTGTCTAGTAATTGTAGATGATGTCATTGTTTCATCTGATCTAACTTCATCACCAGATTGTATAAATACGGCTGGATATTGCTGTTGTGTTAGTTCATCTACATTAAATGGTTCTCTAGTAATTTTTTTTAATTCAATAGGAGATGTTACTGCGTCTAGCACAGTGATAATATTATTAGCTATGTTCTCTCTATTGCTCATATCAGATTACTAACCTTTTTAAATTCTTTGGCAAAGAAATTTATCAGCTTTTTACCTCTATCACCAATCTTAAAAAATTCACGTTTATTTTTGACTTGATTTCCAACAGCTTTTACATTTTCTTTTATACTAGCAAAATATATAATTGCTGATTTGCTATTAGCTTTTTGGGTTAAATTAGATAACATATTTCCTGAAAAATTAAGATCAACTTTATTGACCTGTCTGCCTTTATATCGCCTAAATTCTTTATATCCTTTATCAAATGTTCTATATACAGGATTGCCTCTAGAACCTACATTAAAGAAATAAGGTGTTGTTGAATAACCTTTAAATAATCTATTATTAGCATCTTTACCAGATTGAGTACGTTTTCTTATATCGCCAATTAAAAACTCAGCAGTT